TGCCCGTTTATTTCATTGATGGAGGTGCTGTCATGCAAACTTTATTTAGCAGGATATGAGAGAACCAGATAAGGTCTGGGACATTCCCCTATGGGAAACCAATCACAGTAAACAACGATTGCTCCAAGAGGAAGCGATGGATTTTCTGTCGTATAAATTGGGCTACGAAATGAGCGAGGAAACAGATGATCCCACGAGAAAGGCTTACAAACACTTTGATGGATACAATCACTACCCTGATGGGAATCTTACGGCTCTTGATTACGATAGTGGGCATCCTGTCTGGCTTTGTGCTGATTTCAACAGGTCTCCTCATTGCTGGGCTCTGCTCCAAGTTAAAAAGGCTCGTAATGGGCTTAAACAGTATGTTATTTTCGATGAAATCTTCTCCAAAGAAGCTCTAACCACCGAACAAGCCCTAAAAGCAGTAGAATTACTTAATAAATGGGGTATTTCTAAGGTTTTATTGGCTGGAGACAACACGTCTAACCAAAAAAGTGGTAATTATGGTCGTGTAGGCAAAAATGACTGGGATTACGTGCGAGAAGTGTTCGATGAAAACGACATTTCGTATAAAAACGAACTAGACATCCAAAATCCGAAGCGAAAAGTGCGAGTGGACAAGGTAAACAACGTAATTTACGCTGGAACCAATGGAGAAAGGCGTTTATTAGTCAATACTCGCTGCGAACACGTCATAAAGGACTACATGTACTCCATCGTGAACGATAAAGGGCTAAAAATAGATAATGGGGATCGTGGACACATGTCGGATGCCACAGATTACGCTATTTGGCGTAATGAGAAAGGAAACGCATCACCAATGTATGTGTTGCGATAGCCATAATTGCGTCAAACTTATGGCTGAATTACGCTAAAGTTCAATACCAATGTCTTTACCGTACAACGCTAACTTAGTGGATTGCAACTGTCTTTTTTTAGGTTTTTTATACTTATTTATTAAATCTTTTGCCTTTATAGGTTCGAATACCCTAACTTTATTAGTGTTTACTGTCAAACACAGCACGACGTAATCGGATAGCAATGGACTTTTGACTAGTGGATCATTCTTTTGGAACATCCATGACAAACCAAACTGTTCAGCCTGTTTAAGTAATTGGCTTTTAACGTGAAGGTTATGAGCGTTATTTACGATCATGTCCGCAGCGTAAGATTTATTCCTGCTTTTATATACAGCCACGTCAGGTTGGGTGCATTCTTGATTCATTTCCGTATACGTGAGCCACACGGCATATTCAGCTAACTTACCATAATAGATGTCCTGTTTAATTTTACTAGGGTTGTCTTGACCCCGTCTTTTGTATTCCGCCTTATTAGTTCGATAACACTTTTCCGCAAAGTCAATTATTTTCAACTTGTACGTATTATCCATGGTTACTTCTTTGTACTTCATAGCTACTAAGTTTAGTATTGAATCTTTATGGAATATACGTATATTTTTGACACCATGAGTAGCAAAAAAGACCCAAAACTTACAAGGTACGGAGTAAGTGGCTATAACAAGCCTAAACGGACTCCGAGTCATCCTACTAAGTCTCATATTGTAGTAGCAAAAGTGGGCAAAAAAGTAAAGGTCATACGCTTTGGTCAACAAGGTGTATCAGGTGCGGGCAAGAATCCTAAGACCGAAGCAGCAAAGGCTAGGCGTAAATCCTTCAAGGCTAGACATGCAAAGAACATAGCTAAAGGACGTATGTCAGCGGCGTATTGGGCGGATAAAGTAAAATGGTAATAACAGTATTATGCCTCTTCAGCGTGGTTCTTCACCGAATATTATTCAGCAAAACATTCGACAACTCATCAAAGAGGGTTATACGAGGCAGCAAGCCGTCGCTATAGCCCTACAATACTCAAGAAAGTAATGATAGACACCTCAAAGTTATATTCCGTATCCAAAGACGCTGTCGAAGACATCGTAATGAAAGAAACTCGTCACCCGTATTATAGCGTGGTTCTTGACCGTGCTAAGATGATGAACAGCTGGTTTCAGGCGGAGTATGATGAGTACACAGCCATTTCTAGCACTGTGTTTTCTGATAAGTCCTATATCATTGACCAGAGCAGTATAGAATCGGATGAGGAGTACAGAGAGCGTTTATCGAGGATGAAGTTGTTTCCGCTAGAGCAGAAGTTCTTCTCAGCCCAGCAGCGTATCTATGACGAGAACAACGTCAACAGAATGTACCCTGAAAACAAAGATTTTTGGAAGTGGAAGGAAACGAATTTTGATGATGCAGGATGTTCGATCACTGAGTTTTACCGAGATAAGGTTCTCTTCGTAAAAGAGGTTCTTGGATTCGGTGCGGTAGTAACCGACCTTATGATGGATGGTAGCGGCAACCCTGTTACCGACACAGACGGCAACGTAGTTCCTTATAACTTTGTTGTGCGTCCCCACGAAATATGGAACTTTCAAGTGAGACAAGGCGCTCTTACGTTGCTTGTTACTCGTCAAATGTATTACGAACTAGACAACGTTAAAAAGCATAAGTGGACTGCCTACACACCTGAGTACATCTGCGTGTACATCGAAGAGAACGGGAAGAAACAAAAGACGTTGGAAATACCTAATCCATTTGGTGAGGTTCCAGCCACGCTACTCAAAGGTCAGACGGATGCTAACAGTTCATTCATCGTAGGTAAGCCACGTAGATATTGCCTAAAAGGTATGTACCTAGCCTCTTCTGAGTTGTTCTATGATCTAAAGAAGGGTTCTGAACTGTTCGGGCATCCTATTCCTGTTCTCACAGATTCCATTGTTCGAAGCCTAGCTGGTGTCGCTGATGATGACCAGTACGACTCTCGAACCATTAAAGAGGGTGTAGGTATGGCTATCATCATCCCTGATGACCAGCAAATACCTAGTAATATGTTGTACCAAGCAGATATGCAGGGTCTTCAGCACCTTAGAGACGTAATTTTTGGTGATTTAATGTCGCTCATCTTCTCTATGGCTCAGGTTCGGGACAAGTCCATTGTTAAGAGCAATGTGTCGGGCTCCGCTAAGAGATTTGATAACGTAGAAGAACAAGGGCTACTAGCGTCTACAGCGATGGACATGGAAATGATAGAGATGCAGGTTCTAAGAAGAATGGCTAAGGTTCGTGACGAGAATTACGAGGGATACGGTGTAACCTACTCTAAGCATTATGACCTGTCTAGTGCCGATGAGATATTCCAAGACATTACCGAAGGTATGCAGTATCACGCCATGTCTCTACCTCTCATCAAGAAGTTAACTGCGGAATATATGCGCAAGCGCTCTATGCCTCAAGAGGATATTGAAGAGGTAATGCAACACTTTAATGAGTATGGTATGCCTAAAACAGCTACTGACCTAAGAAATTTAGTGGATATTCTACCACAAGAAGAACTTCAACGCCAAGCACAAGTTGGTATTGAAACACAAAGCGAGCAATAATTAACTTATAACCACATTATGAGCGAACAAAACATAGAGCAAGTTGAAGCTCCTGATTCAACACTAGAGGAGACAACCTCACAAAACACCGTACAATCACAACCAGAGTTCGACAAAGACAAGTTCTTTCGGGGTGCATACAACGAAGGAAAGAGTAAGGTCGAAAAGGACGTTGTTAGTAAGTTCTCTGAATTACTGGGGAATAACGTTGAGTCATTAGACGATGCTTTTTCTCGCATACAACAAACCCTTCAACCTAAACAAGAAGAGAAGGGTGAATCTGAGAAGTTGCGAGAACTCTTACAGCAATATCAGCAAGAAGCTGAAGCCGCAAAAGAGCAGTTAATGATGACTCAAATGGAGAACCGCATAAACACTGAGTTTCAATCAGCGTTTGGTGCACTCCAACAAGATAATGAACTGACTTTGCGTCAAGACTATATAGAGCAACTGTTCTATAACGAGTACGAGATTGAGGAGAGCAACGGACAGTTTTATGCCGTCAAAGACGGTGTACCTGACCTAGACGCTCAAGGCAATAGAAAGTCAGTGGCTAACTCACTCGTTGAGTTTGCTAAACAATTTGCGAAGCCCAAGAAAGTGGGCGCTGGCGGAGCAACTGGTGGTACTCCAGCTAGTAGTGAAAGACCTAGCCGAGCAGAGTTTCAACAACTTGTACGCTCGTCTAATCCAGCAGACCGTGCTAAGGCTGAGGAGCTCTTCGGGGCGATGAAAGCAACAGGCGGTTGGGCTGAACAAGCGTAAATCCATCTTTTATGGTTAGGCAAAACCTTAATTGTCATGTTCTGGTCATAGCGACCCAAAAGCTAAATATAACCTTATACCTATAATTTAACTTTTATAAAGACATGGCAATTAATAGCAATTTCAATATATACGAACCAGAGGCGTTTGTAGAGGTAGCTCTAGCTAACCAATATCCAGACCGACCAATGGTATCTAAAGCCGTTACTAACGTAGCTGGCGCATCTATCGAAGGACTCGTTGCAGCTCGTAACAAGTCTGTAAACATCACTCGTGCCGTAAAGCCTAGTGGTTCCCCTTCTTCTTACTCAGGTTCTTATAGTCTAGGAACTCCTGATGCTAGCGAAGAGACATTAACCATCAACAAGCACTACTATGCTGGTTTCAGCATCGACAAAGCTGACCAGAAGTTTGCGCTTCCTGACTTAGTACAACAGCACTTTGTACCAAGACTACACCAGCTTATTGACCAAATCAATGCTGACGTAAAAGTAGAAGCTCGTAAGGCTTTTGAAGTAGCTTTCGCTGACAACAACACTGACTCTACTGTAATGGACGACAATGACCTTGCAGAAGCTCGTAGAATTATGGCTTCTCGTAAGTTCACTACGGATAACCTAATGATGGTTATTGACCCATTCGTAGAAAAAGACTTGACTACCCTAAACATCTTCCAACAAGCTAACACTCGTGGAGATGCTGGTATTCAGTTAGGTGGAGCTATGGCTCGTGCGTATGGTTTCGACTTCTTTGTAGACAATCAAGGTTCTAGCCACACTGCGGCTACGGTAACTGACGCTACATTAGCTGCTGACGAAGCTATCGGGCAAACTGAGTTAACCATTGACAATGGTGCTGGCGGTGCTGCAACTGTATCTTTAGCTGAGGGTGACATCGTTACTTTCGGTTCCGCTAAAGGCACTGATGACTTCTACACTGTAGAAAGCCAAACTGCTAGTGTATTGACTCTTAAAGAGCCATTACGTAAAGCTGTTGCTAACAACGCCACTATCAACCCAGTTGATATTGCTTCTGGTGACACTGGACGTGAGCAGTTCTTCTACGACCCATCTGCCCTTGCCTTAGTAACTGCTGTAATGCCTTCAGTGGATAGCGGTTCAGGTTCAGGCGTTCGTAGAGCTGCTGGTTTCGAGCCAATGAACAATGTAAACTACACGTTGACTGTAGAAGAAACCAAGTCAGGCGCTGACATCCTTATCGAAGTACTATACGGAGTTAAGGTATTCAGACCAGATCTAGGTGGACGATACATTCGTGGTAACGTAGCTAAGGCGTAAGCCCTAGTAACTAATTATTGGGGTGTGGCTCTTCGGGGTCACCCCCTATTTTTTAACTACACATAAAGCAATACTCATGGCGTTTAGCGACTTAACACTTACTAGAAACAATATTGATGCACTAGAAGAGCTAACGTTCAAGGGCATTAACGTCACTACGGGCACTACCGTGCTCAATCTATCGGAGAAGGATAACCTTATATTAGGTAAAGCAATTAAGCTCCTTAAAACGGATATTCTTGAGAATCTAAGGCAATACATAAACGATTCTACGTATGCTACAGAGACAGCTTTATTAGATGCTATACATGCTGCGGATTCTGAAGAACTTCTTGTTGACTTGCTTTCATACAAATTTTTAGAGTTGTGGTTTGCGCAGGACGCAACGCACAAAGACAGCTATAGCTTTTCTAAGGCTATGAAGTACTATAACATGTACAACCAATACCTTACTGCTAATCTTAGGCGATTGAGTGGTTTATTAGCTAAACCAAAGACGACTCCACGAGTTCGTTTCATGAGTATGTACTAGTATGGATCTAGGTAGAGTTATACAGCTAGACGTAGAAACCAGGTTTAAACCTCATGTAATAAAAGAGGTATACCAACAAATTGGCTTACACTATAGAGAGGACATTAGAAAAACCAATAGAGAATCCTTAGACCCAGATGGTACTCCTAGACAAGAATTATCGGATAACTCTCCATATTTTTACGCTAGAAACAAGTTACGTGACGTTGGTAACGACGAGCCTAACTTAATTTATACGGAACGAGCAGAGCAAAGCCTGGGCGTGTATAATACCAACGAAGGATTTGAAATGTATCATAGCAACGCTGAATCGGATAGTTATATGTATTTGCATGAAACAGGGTCCGGTGGCATGCCCGAACGTAGACAATTTCCGACAACAGAAGATTCTGATGAGTCATTCCAGCAAAAGAACGTAGAATTTGTAGAAAAAGCATTAGAAGAACACCTTAATAAAAACAGAAGGATCGTAGTCAATGGATAGAAACGCAATACTTAGTGGGTACGTAACGAGCTTCAGCTCCTATTCATCTTCAGACGCAAGACCTACTGCGGAAAAGGTATTGAAATATAGTGGTGATTCTTTCGATATTAGAAAGAGAGGTGACGTTAAAACCGAAGCGGTTATGTTCAAGTTGATGAGTGGGTCTACAGACTATCAAGTAGATGCTGAAAAACCAACGGAACTTAACCAGAGTTTCCAGGCTAAAGTGTATGTAGATCAGCCGGACTCTCATAGCGGTAAAGATGCTGCCTACGACAGAATGTTAGAACTTACAGATCAGCTTATTGATTGGGCAGATACAACGGCAGCGACGACGATAACAGCCGACGTATATACCATTACAATAACTGGCGTTGATACGATAGACGAAGAAGATGGCTACCTATCAACAAACGTGAATTTTCAAAGTATAATCAAAATATCCTAAACCAAACACAAAACAATGGCTAAATTTATATTAGACAAAGTTACCATAGGTAGCACTGCGAACTTTGACGGAACAGGCGGTGGAGACATCCACGCTGTTGTTGTTGAGGCTTCTTTACCTACCATAGAACCTAACACAGTAGTAGTTGATGACGGTCAAACCATCAATGAATCATACACTGTAAACATTGAAATGAGAACCAAGCATCAAAACTTCGGAGCTACTGACGCTGGAGATCCTATTTTGACTAGCGCTGTTGTATCCAATGACGGTACTCTACACACGAAGGCTTATATAAGATTTGATGGTACTTCAAATTCATTCAATATTGACACAGGTCAAATTTATTTAAACGGTTACGAAGATTACAGTAATGGTCGTAGAGAAACTGTATTAACTGGAACATTAGAAGTAATCAGCGCTGCATCTGGATTAACTTCTTCATAATAATTAGGAGATAATCCAATGAGTAGAAGTCAACTAGAGAAGTTAAGCATTTTAAATACTGCTGACTTTTCCGATCATTTTACTTTTTCTGTTGTTCAAGAGGGTTCAGACGAGGCTTCTCGTCAAGTCCTTAGTATAGAGCCAGCATCAGTACCGATTATAGAAGACGGTCAAACTATTATATTGACTAAAAACTATGATTTAACTGTTAGTGGTTTATTTAAAGAAGATACTATATCTAGCCTGCAGACGTTAGCCGACAATCGTACAAGCCTTGTGTTTGGTGGATTCGGTATAGGCGGTCAAATACTGCAACTAGAAGGTGCGATGAACGTGAATCAAGTGTTTTCTGAGTCAGCCTCTTTTAGGTTTAATAGCCCTCGTGAAGCCAAGGGGGGCTATGATCTCACGACAGTATCTCCATTACATGCTCATACAGGTACAGGTAAACATACCTCTGGCTTATCATATAGCACTAATGGTTTGGCTCTATACAAGTGGGGGGCTGCATCTGCTGGTAGTGGTATAACAGCTTATGGCTGGGAAAAGTCAAGCGGCGCTACCGTCTCTTTTGCTACTAGTACCAATCAGCAAACCCTGTCTTCTACTGGAGGAGTTAAGAAGCTGTATAGAAACATTTACCTTCCGTTTGGAGGCAAAACTCTATATTTCAATATAGATGTTGTTACGGCAAATGATGATAATGCTAGTGAGAACGGTATAAGTATAAAGATGATTTCTTATACTGGAGATGAGACTGGCGTTGATGTAGATGGAACGGCTACTTCTATAACTAGTGATGATAACGGAACGGTTAAACAAGCAAGTATCACACCTACATCTGACGCAAAAATGGTTCAAGTTATTGTTCAGTTAGGGACTGATGATACTTTAATATTCAAGAATCCTACCCTACAAACAAGTAGTACTTATGAGTTTGTAGAGTTTAACACATAAAACATAAATAAAGCGAGCAATTTATGGGACGTATTACAAAAGTAACGGGCGAATTTATGGGGGTTCGGTTTGAAGTCAAGCCGACCCCTATTCGTTTTGATAAGGTAGTCGAGGAGCGTAGACAAATGCTCTTGGGCTGGTACAAAGAAAACCATCCTAAACTTCATAAGAAGCTAGAAGATGACAAGGCTTCTGTTGATGATTACACGATGGAAGACTTTGAGGCACTGAACGCCTGGCGTTTAGATGAAGAGTTTCGAGCTAAGTATTGTAAGTATACTGCAGATCATTGTTTGAATCTCGATAAGAAAATTACTGATGCCACTTGGAAATCGGATGACTTGGAGCTTGGAACGCTTGAGGAAGCGTGGGATTTTTTTACGAACAGGCGACAAGTACCTTCCAATGGAGTCGGAGTACTTTAGAGTCATTAGACTTGCTCGCACCTAATGACCTAGTGGTTGAAATTGGCGGTGCATACACATACTACTGTTATGTACTTGCCAGTTTCGATCCATTGCGAGCGAAGGAACTTGAAGCCGATTGTTCCATAGAAGACATAACCAAAGCAATGATGGCTCGTGAGGCTTATCACAAGCCAAAAGATAAATAAAACACCATGCCAGAGTTAGTATATAACGTTCGATTCGAAGTAGACTCATCTAATCTAAAAAAGATTACATCTGGCATTGATCCAAACGCTTCTAGGGAAGTACAAAATCTCAACCAAGAGATTCAAAGATTAAAAGACAATCTAAATAAAATTAAATCTCCTGCTAGAGACGCAACAACTGGAGCTTCTGCTGGATTTTTAGATTTAATGCAAAACGTTAAGACTACCACGTCTGAAGTTCGAAAAAACACCTCTTCATTTAAAAAGAGCATTGTAACAACCGATCAGAGCACGGACTCATTCATAAATCAGTCAGAAGCTCTTCTTGATGGGTCGATACAACTTCAAAGGTTACGAGAAGAGTTAGAGGAGGCTGCACAACAAGAAAACCTTACCGACAAACAAACGGAGCAGCTAAATAACACTATAAATAATTTAGCTAATGTTCAAAGAGCTGCGGTTAGTGCATCTAATAACTTTAATGACGGACTACAGGTTATAGAGCATCAAGCCGGAACCATGAATAAAGCCTTTTCTGGATCAAATCAAATATTGTTTTCTTTTAGTGATTTAGTACAGGATTCAACTCAGTTCAGTCAGGGATTCGCACAAGGTATGCGAGCCATTGGTAACAACGTTGGATTCACTGCAGAGTTGTTTGCTAACCTTAGCAATAACGTTAAGAGACACAATAAGTTAGTAGCGGATGGGGTTCTTCAGAATGAAAAACAAATGACCACGTTTGGAGCGTTAAAGAATTCTATGAAGGGAGCCGGTGGAGCTTTAATAGCTATAAACACGGCGGTTATGCTCGGTACTTTAGCGTTTCAAATGCTAGAGAAGAGACTTAAAAAAGTAACAGAAGCAGCAGATAAACAAGTAGAAGCATTTTCAGAGATAACGAAGGCTTTTGGCGAGTTTGATTCTGGATTTGACGATCCTCTTGGTATGAGGGCTAGGGAGCAAGAGATAGCTATGCTCCAAAATAAAATAAAAGAGGTTCCTGAAAACTTTAAGGAATTAGAGAGCGGCATGCTAGCTACTGGCATAAGGGCAGCCGGTGGGTTAAATCCTTTGATGTTAGGTCTGGCGTCATTAATGGAGGCTTTTCCAAACGCTTCTTTTGAAATAGGTGCTTTATTTGGTCTTATTAATGATGAAGCTATAAAAACAGCTGCCGCTCAAGAAAAATTTAACGATAGACTAGAGGAGTTATTAGAAGCTAAAAAACAATTTGATGCAGAAGTTGCTAACACTAGAGGTCTTCAAGGATTTTTAAACGTAACTGAAGACGCTGCTAATACGATGGCTGTTTTAACTGCTTCTCAAATGGAAGGTATACAGGTTAATGGAGAGTCTTTTAGAAGCAGGGTAGAAATTACAGCAGAATTACAAAGACAAATACAAGCTCAAGCTAATCTATTAAACTTCGAGAACTTATCATCTGAGGAAAGAACCAAACATCTTTCGTTGATGAACCAACAGATACAATTATTTAATAAATTAAATGATCCTGTTAAGAAAGCATCAGAGCAAATTCAAGATTTAACGTTTTCTACTACAGCCGGCGTAAGCGAATTTGCTAAGATAAATATGGAAATGAATAAACAGATAGAGGATTTAGACGAGTTAGCGTTAAAATATCCTGAACTATCAACACAAATAGACGCAGCTAAAAAATCTGTTACATCATTTGCTGAAGCTCAATCGGCAAGTCTTCAATTTGGTAGAGCAGGAGAACTTGCTCAGATAGCCGGTGTGTATGGAGAAATATTTGGAGCAAGTAAAGAGTTTAGGATAGCTATGGCTACCATTGAAGGGGCTTCAGCTGTAGTAAGTACCCTGGCAGATCCAAAGCTAGATACTTTTACTAAAATAGCAATGTCAGCTACTATTGCTGCTAGTGCTATAGCTCAAATAAAGCAAATAAAAAGCACACAGCTTGGAGGATCAGCGAACGTTCAATCACCATCTACTTCTCAAACCGTACAAGCCCCACAGAGAGGTTTTTTTGAAACTGAATTTAGAGGTGATAATTCTTTCCAAGATCCATCTATGGACAGATTTGCCCCATCAAGTCCAGAATCAATAGCACCTACCATCGTATTACAAGGGTCGCTAGACGAAGAGGTGATGGCTTATAAGGTTAAAAGCGGTAACGCAAAAATAGAAAGCGGAACTACATACTTAGGTGATTAATAATGGGTAGTTTAGCTGCAACATCCAACAAAGTAACTCTACGTTCCGTAGATATAGAAGTACAGTTTAATATCATATCTACAGACACAGACATAGCTAGCTTTGTGCAGTACGAGATATGTGAAATAGGGAAATTTACCTATGACTTTGCGGTTACCACTGATGTAGATAATGTTGATAAGGTGGGTATACGTGCTGGCTCTGTCTCTATATCTTTTTTTGACAATCCTAATGCAGACCATTATCAGAACATATATGACGCATACTTTGACGGTACAAGCACTTTAATAACGGGGTGTCAAATAAATATATATAATCCATCTGGGGCTGGCAGCGCTGATGTAATTAAGTGTACTTTTTCTAATCAGGATATTACTTATGATATTAACGGAAGAAAGACCACAATAAACTTTCAACCATTAAAGCCTAGTGACGTTAGTGTTGACTCTATTGCAGAATTAATATCAAACAGTAATAGTCAAACTTATGGTAACTCAAGCCCAACGATTAATTTTACAGCGCTACCCGTGCCTGATTTTATAAGTGATGCGCTAGACGATATATATGGTAGTGCAGGTACAAGCATTGTGATAAGTAATTTTGATGATACCCCATCTCAAGGAGAGTTTATATGGTGGGTTTTTGATGACAAACAAGACCTTGAATCTGGCATACTAACAGCCCCTGAGCAGCTAGCTAATATAGCTGGCGTAGAAGGCTCTGTGTTTGGCAATATGCTCGGTAAAAAAGTGTACTTTGCAAGAGACATAGATGGGGGAGAAACCGTTTCTATGAGTGAGTCTGATTTTAAATCATTGAAACTAGAGACCCCCAAAAAAAACAAGTTTAAAGAACTGAAAGTAACACACGGTTCATTAACTTCATCGTCAACTTCAAACTTGTTAAACTCATCAGCAGATAAAACGGCTAACTTTTCTTTTAGAAAGGGTAATGTGGCAAAGCGTGAGGTTACTGCGGATGGACCTATATTTTACGAATATGGGTCTAGTGACGTTAGTGACGCTACGGTTGCTGCCATAGGTGTTACAGCATACGAAAAGGTATTGTTAGACACAAAAATACCAACATTAAGTGGTGAGTTTTTTGGGATAAACAAAGTACTTCCTTATGAGTGCATGGTTATTTCTTTTGGTGATTCAAGTACAGGAGCGTCACGCTTAATCAATCCCTTAAATGGTACATACAGGTTTTCCAAAGTAACATACGATCTAGTAAAAGATTTGGTAGCATTTGAAGCCTATAAAATAGCATAAAAATGGCTAAGCTCACCGACATAGTAGTCATCACTGATTCGGGAGGTACACAGACGCTAACCATCCAAAATTACGCTGAGACGGACGAACTCCAGTTCTGGGGGTCAACCTTCGACCAAGCATTAAATGGCTCGTTACGGAGCAATTTTAGGGATTTTAGGAGAAAAATAGGTCTCACTTATAACTTGTGTACGACTCCTGCCACGTATCGCTCTATATGTAACAACATAGCTACGGACTTACTCAATGGTGCAGAGTTTATTTATATCGGTATTGATACTGACAACGTAATTAGAGTAGTTTTAGACGATGACTTCGCAAGTCGTGTTCAATACGCAAATCAACATGGCTTGTTTGTTCCAAAGATTAACTTTACTGCTTTCGAGTTAGGTCTTGAGATTACGTTGGATTTTGAGGATTGGCGCTACGTTTATGAAGACGTTACCGAACAACGTGATTACAGATTTATAAATGAGGGCGAAACAATTCAATTAGATTATGGCTTTATCGTCTAAATTATCAACCATTAACATAAGAGTAGATGTAGGTGGTGGCTTTGTTAGTGGTGATTGGGAGTATAGATTTACCATTAATAATATGGTTTCTGACTTGGGTCAGGTAAACTACGGCAGTGCATTTGACGAGGCAATAGATGGAAGCCTTCGGCATAACTTCAGGGGCTTTAGGATGAATCTAGACCTTAACTGGCAGAAGCTATTGTCTTCTACTGCAGAAAAAAGAACGTACACAACGAGTTGGGGTCCCTTTTTATCTAGCACCGTTGGCTCATTTCTTTCTGACCTAGTAAATGCTTTAGTTACTAACGGTGACGGTCACGTTGAAATATCTTTTGATGGAACGTTTGATGAGATATACAACACAGGCACACCCAATCTTAGTAGCGCTGACCACTTTAAGTTTGTTTTGGATTCAGCTACGTTTCAAACGGTATATACTAATCAGATAGGTAGGAGTTCTTCAAACATTAAATTTGTTGGTAAAGAAATAATAATTGGTGTTCCAGCAGCAATAGAAGCACCATCAGTATAAGGAGCGTATGGCAACAGAAGTAAAGCGTAGAAGAGGTACAACCGCACAGCACACCACGTTTACTGGTGCTGAGGCAGAACTTACGGTAGACATCGACAAGTGGACGGTACTCGTTCATGACGATTCAGGGTCTGCGCCAACTGGTCACGAACTTCTTAGACAAGACTTCAGTAACGTAACCACGCTAAAAGTAGATACCACGTACTCAGATACTGGTAACGAAGTGCAAGGCGAAATGTATTGGAACCCTGATGAACAGACGGTAAGTCTCGTTACTAATGGGTCTACCTTAGAGTTAGGTCACAAGACAGAGGTTCACGTAAGGAATGACGACCCTGAACAAACAACCATACCAAAAGGAAGTGTTGTTAGTGCGTATGGAACGATTGGTAATTCAGGAAGGATAAAAGTAAAAAAGTTTCAAGCTGGTCAAGACAACACGAAAACTATTCTAGGTATTACCGATGAAGACATAGCCTACGAAGAAGACGGTAAAGCCATTGTATTTGGTAAAATAAGAAAGATAGATACAGCAGCACCTGAGTCAGGAACGTGGCAAGAAGGTGATATATTATACGCTAGTTCAACAGCTGGGGCGCTTACTAAAACTCAACCTACCGCTGGGAACGTAGAATTACCTATAGCTTATGTCGTTACAAGAGCTACTAACGTTGGTGAAATCTTCGTAAGGGTTACTCCCATTGATGAAAACGCTTATCAGGCGTATGACGCTGACCTTAGTGCTATAGCTGGGCTTGCTAAAGCGGATGGTAACTTTATTGTAGGCAACGGCTCGGCATGG